TAGGAGATGGGAGAGGGAGAGGGAGGATATTCTTGTGCCTGAGTTATATATTTCTGTATGAATTTATGAAGAATTGTAGGATTATTGGAGGAGTTTTGTATAATTTAGGCAAGAGAGAAATGGAGAGAATAGGAGAGAAATAGTATTTTTATTGTTTTCTCTCTTATTCTCTCTTTACATTCATATTTGAACCTCCCATATAAAAATGGTTCTTTATATCCTTTTTGGAGAAATAGTTATTTTCATGTTTTGGACTTAAAAAGAACCGACACTCTCATGCCCGATTTATACCCCATTCAACAACACTTCATATCGGGGGTATACCCCCGTAACCCCCCCGTGACCCCGTTGGGGTATAATATTTTTATAAAAATAAATGATAATTAGACAATGTAGAATTTTCATATACTCATATAGGAATATATGAACACGTATATATGAATAGTTGTTGAGTTTTGTATATTTCGGGCAAGAGAGAATGTGAGAGAATGTGAGAGAAAACAATAAAATATAAAATATAATTATTTCTCTCTTGTTCTCTCTTGTTCTCTCTTGTTCTCTCTTGTTCTCTCTTGTTCTCTCTTGTTCTCTCTTTACATTCATATTTGAAACTCCCATATAAAAATGGTTCTTTAATTGGTTTTAAGGTTAAATATATTTAGGACAAAAAGAATATAAATAACATATGCATTCTCATGCCCGATTTATACCCCATTCAACAAGACTTCATATAAGAATATTCATCAACTTCTATACTACTCTATGATGATTGGACAATGTAGAATTTTCATATAATCTTATAGGAATATATGAACACGTATATATGAATTGTTGTTAAGTTTTGTATATTTCGGGCAAGAGAGAATAGGAGAGAATAGGAGAGAATAGGAGAGAATAGGAGAGAATAAGAGAGAAAACACCAAATAATAAATATAATTCTTTCTCTCTTCACATCCATATACGAAACCATCAATTCTTACGCCTCCAATTGACTTCTGAACTTCTTTAAGAATGCCATATCTCGTTTCACTCGTTTAGCCACTAAAGGATTACGGTTCTTATTTAGAACAGCCAATGCGTTCAACTTGCGCACAAGAGACGCGTATCCATACGCCTCTATTGCGCGTTCAAGGGCGATACGTCGCTCACTCTCCGCCATTAACACTTTATATCCAAACGCGCCCAACTCTCCGCGTTTAAGTGGCGGAATTAATCGCATTGTTTTGCGTCCCATTGAACTCCTCTTCTTAATGGTTTTCCGTCCTCCGTTCATTTCTATATCATATACGAATATTATTTTCGTTTAGCACACTATTTTTATTTAAATAGAATATGTAAATGGGAGTGGTTGATAATTTGCGTACATCTTCATCCTTTAGAAATGTCCTTCTTATAGGTCTCGTTATTCTCTTTATCGCCGTAGCAATGGTGGTCTATATGAAATACTTCAAAACCGACCCCACTGCTTACAACACCAATGACGAATTTAATTCCGGTGATATAGGAGAAGATGCCGACGTGGTTATGTTCTATACAGATTGGTGTCCTCATTGTAAGAAGGCAAAACCCGCTTGGGAAAAACTCAAAGCCGAATACGACGACAATGTTGTCAATGGTGTGCGCGTTCATTTCAAAGAATACAACCGCGACCACAATGAAGCACTCGCCGAGAAATACGAGGTCAAAGGAGTTCCCACCATTTTCATTCAGCAGGGTGAGAAAATAGTTCTATATGATGCTCGGGTGTCCTATGAGACACTTGTTGAGTTCCTGCGTTCGTCCTTGTAAATACCTCTTTTCCATAATTCATAAAATTCTGTCGTTCTTCTGCCGAATATAGCAATTTAGTAAGATACTCAAAATGAGAACCTGTTCTCGTATCAATGACATATTCCTTGATATGTGAAGCGTGTATTTCATATAAATGTTGATAATCAAATTCCTTATCAAATGTGGAAAATGTCTTGTTCATTGCCTGTGAAAAGAATACAAACAAACTCTCCCACATGGTCTTTATCTCCGGTTCTTCTTCTTCCACATTCTCGGATTTTAAATAATTAATTCGCACTCCCAATATACGACTATTGATATTCGCGCGTTTCAAACAGGGTTCAAGTGGATAATTCATACACGTTCCACCGTCCATATAACAATGTCCGTCGTATTTAATCGGTTCAAATATTAATGGAATTGCGCTACTCATTGAAACCGCCGTCGCCACCAATAGATCCGGATGTGTCTTATAGGAGATTTCCATTAACTGAAACCCATATAATGATGCCGTATAAATATATGTCGTCTTTCGTGTTCTCTCATACATATCCCGCATTGTAAAGGTCTCAATGTCAATATCCAGCGCATTAAAAAAGGGTTTCAACATTTCTTCAATGGTTTCTTTATTAGAATACAGACTTTTCAACTTAAACAGACTGAATAATTTCTGGGGTTGAAATTCAAACATCTGCGACCACGGACGATGAACGACATAATTCACGATTTCATCCAATGGGATATTTAGAGTAAATAGAACCGCCAATATGGAACCCACAGAAGTTCCGTAGATGTGTTTTAATCGTTCAGGAACAAAGAGGGGTTTAATACCTGACGCAATGTATTCTTGAATTACACCGAGTTCCGCCAAAGCGTAATATGCGCCACCTGCGAGAACCAAATCCGTCACATATTTATCCCCCGTCAGTTCAGAGAGAACACGATTAAAATCTTCTTTATGCGACATTTATATTCAAGATAAAAATAAATTTATACATATTTGCCGATGAAATCATAAACGGAAAATGTGTGGTCTATATACATATGGAAAATATCGTCAAATTTAATACATTTGAAGCGGACGAGGACTTTGATAAACTCCGTGTTGATTTAGATGAACTCTATGAACGACAGCGTGTAAAGGACGAACTCAAACTGGAAACACTTCAAAAAATCCTCAAACGACTTTTTACTAAAATCAAACATATGGCAAAGGCCGCCCCCAATACACAATATCTCCTATATCAGGTTCCCACCTATTTAGTAGGAAATCCGCGCTATGATATGGGCGAATGTGTGGAATATTTAGAAAAGAATTTGACCGACAATGGATTTAAAACAAAGTTCATTCATCCCAATATTCTCTTTATTTCGTGGCAACATTATATACCCTATTACCAGCGTATGCAATATAAGATGAAAACGGGCATTTTGATTGACGGATTTGGGAATATTATTAGCAGAAAGAATGAAAATCCCGCACCTAAGAAGGAGAACATTTTTGATAATATAACCGAAATGCGCAAGGCGGTTGAACCGTCGCGATGGAATGCTGACATTCCGGAGCATAAACGGGTTCATTTTGACCCACCGAAAGATGAGATTGAATTTAGTGCGTTAAATCAGAAACCGACATATCGCGATGCTTCCAAAACTCGCGTGAATGGATTTTTCTAGGGTTTTTATATACAGAACTAATGACAACGGAGAGCATTCTTCTATTTATTGCTGGACTTCCCGAAATACCCGATATAACCAAATCCAAGGATATGATGGATTGGGAAAAGACATTAGTGAATGTAATGAACAAGAATTCCACTCTTAAAGAACACATTTCTCTTTATAATACGAATACACGCCGCAAGAAGATTATAGAAACGCTTAAACATACGGCTTCGTTTTTGTGCGAGAAGAGAGAAGCAGAGAGAAAGCGGGTTGTATTCATTTATTATTTAGGACACGGAAATCAAACACGGGATTTAAATGGGGATGAAGAGGACGGAATGGACGAATTATGGGTATTACGCAGTGGCGAACGCATTTTGGATGACGAAATTTCGCTGATTTTTAAAGATATTCCTGCGAATTCAAAAGTGGTTCTCATCTCGGATAGTTGTAGTTCGGGAACGATGATTGATGTCAAACTGAATTCTAAAAACTGGGTAACATTTAGTTCCTGTAAAGACGACCAAAACGCCTTTTGTAGTTTTGACGGGGGCATTGTTACTATATTTGGTATGTGTCCCGTTCTTAAACAAATGTTGGAAGAACCCGAATGTCGCTATATTCCGACCGAGTTTTATGAGAGAATTACAAAGAGAATACAAATTGTATCGCAACAAATACAAATGAATGGCGGGAATAGTTCTGTTTTAGATGTGGGATGGTTTGAATAAAATCATATCTATAGACGCATATAAATATGATTTAGAAGAATGGTAGAAGGACATTAGAAGCACATTAGAACTCACTAGAACCCACTAGAACTCATTATTTTCCACTCGTTTTTGAAGTTCGTCCTTTCTTTGTAAAATGAGTTTATCCCATAACATACCCATTTTATTATAGTGCTGTTCGCATTCGGAATTCATTTTAAGGACTTTCTCTCTTGTTTGTTTTGTTAAAACATTTAATGTATAAAAGTCCAAATCGGGATGGACACGGGGAGCGGTTTTTTCATCAAACATAACTAATTGTTTCAAAATGGAAAATAGACCGTTCGCAGTGGATTTCAAGACGGACATTAATTTACTACGCGAACGGGCAATGTCGCGATATATTGGGTCTTTAATATGGGTCTCAATATGGTCTTTGTATTCGGGGGTCGTACATTTTTCGTATATCTTGCGACTTGCTAAAAGCGGCAACTTGGAAAAGGATTCGGGCGTTCCATATTCTCCTGTGAGAACATAATGAAGTTCAGAGAGGTCTGATGTATATTTTTGTTGGGATGCGTCGCTCATAATATCAAACTGATTTGTATCTGGGTTATACGTATCATAATAGAGATGTTTCAATTCGGGGAAAGCGTCAATGCGACCACCACCTTTCTGAGAGGAAAATACGGACATTAACGAGGAGAGAACACCACCTAATAAAACGGGTTGAACTTTCGTTTTTAAGATGGTTTTATATTTTTCATCACGTTCTCTCCGTTCTCTCTCCATCGTCGCAATCTCGTCTATAATTTGGGTCAGTTCGTTTTCTAATTCAATAGAGGATTGTGATATAGGTCTGGAAATTGTCGGCATCTTTATAGAGGGAGATTTCATTGGTTGTTTAAATGATGAAATGGGTAGAGATGGTTCCCGAATAGGTTCTTTGTATACCGGTTCCCGAATTGAAGGTTCCCGAATAGGTTCTTCGTATACCGGTTCCCGTAACGAAGGTTCCCGTATAGATGGATTGGGTGGAAATATCATTGGTTCTTCCACTATTGGTTCTTCCTTTACTGGCTCAGCTTCAAAAAATCCCTGTTCCACCGAACAAAAACTGGGAATTAATTTCACTTTTGACTTCCGTTCATCCTCCACATACATTACCGCATTCAACCGATGACTACAGAAATTATACGATACAGGAACAATGTTTTCACCCACTGCTATTTTTTCTAAATACAAATAATTAACGCGTTTATCCCCCACTTGGAATGTGGGTTCTAAGGTTTCTAAGATGACAGACACTAAATGTCCGATTTGGATATAAAACCGCGCAATATGAGAACATAATATGCGCTGTTCTTTGGACACTCGTTCATTATATCGCGCCTCATCATCTGTCCCTTCAACGACCACATCAGGCACTGTTTGTTTAATATATTTTATCATTAATAGCACCTGTTCGGGCGTTAATATCCTATATAGTTGGTCAGTCGTGTGTTCTATAAGATTACGGCACACTGTTGGATCCCCCAATTTCTTCACTGTATCCATCGTCTGCGACATTAAAAATTCATTATTCATAAAATTCACGATTTCATCCGTGTGTTGGAGAGAAGGACGATTACCCATATATATACTTCACATATAAAATGCGTTTGAAATTGAATTCATTTTCTGTTATATTATAAAAACAAGAACAATTCTCTCTTTCGTTCGCTCTTAATTTCTGTCCCCACTAATGTCTGAATTTCGTCATCATCTTGATGACCTATTCGCCCGCTTATCCGACATCTCTACCCCAATACCTATGGATGTGTCCCAATCCCAAATCCTATCTTTGACTCAAATCAATCTAATGAATCTTTCCCCAGAAGAAAAACGACATATTAAAAAAGAACGACGCACACAACTAAAAGAACATAAAGCATCTGAAAAGGCGTATCACGAAATCCCCGATTTTGAAGTCCCCGATAAATGCGAATGTGGCGGAGAATTCGCGGTCTATGAACTTCTAACGTGCGTCCAATGCGGTAAAATACAAGAGGATAATATTGATGCCTCTCCTGAATGGCGATATTATGGAGCGGACGATAATAACGCAAATGACCCCACACGGTGCGGAATGCCAACAAATAATATGCTGGAATCCACGACTGTGGATTGCACCATTAAAATCACATCTCGTATGTCATATAAGATGCGCAAAATCCGCCGATATACGGAATGGTTATCTATTCCCTATAAGGAGAAATCCCAGATTGAAGAATTCCAACGCATCGCACAAATGGCCTCTATTGCGGGTATTCCCAAAATTATTATTGACGACGCAATCAAATATCATAAACGCGTCAGTGAAGAAAAAACATTCCGTTCATTGAACCGCGACGGCATCATATCCGCGTCCATTTATATATCGTGTCGTCTAAATGGATTTCCAAGAACGGCCAAAGAAATCGCACAAATGTTTGAACTGGATTCCACGAGTGCTATCAAGGGATGTAAAAATGCCGTCCTCATTATTAATAAACTGGAGAACAATTCCACCGAAGAAAAGACGGAACTGTGCGAAACTACACCACTGTCCTTTATTGAACGCTATTGTAGCAAACTGGAAATGAACCAAGAATTGACAAAAGTCTGCTCCTTTGTTGCGATGAAAATAGAGAAGATGAATATCTTGAAAGACAAATCGCCCCATTCCATTGCGGCAGGAATTGTATATTTAGTGATTCGNGAATGTAATCAACCCAT